GGTAGTTTCTAATGACCGCGCCTAACCAAGCTAATCCTAAATCAATTGTTGGCAAATGCGCCACGCAAGCCATTGGCGTATCCGCTACAGCTATTGTGTCAAACGCTACTGGGTCCAACACACTTGTTAAAGTTAACTCGCTTTATGTTGGCAACGTAGATTCTACAACGTCGTATAAGTTAACTGTTGATGTATACCGGTCGTCTACTGCGTATCGGTTTGCATATCAGGTTATTATTCCGCCAAACGCTGGGCTTGATGTTATTTCCAAATATATCAACATTGAAGAAGGCGATAGTTTGCGGTTGACTGCTGACACGGCGTCTAAACTTGAAGCCGTAGCGTCTTACGAGGTTATTAGCTAATGTCGCATCGCTCAAATGGTGGAATTTATGGGCCTCAGAACCGCTCGAACCCCACACAGGCGAGTGGCATTTGGCATTTGTACGACGAACAACAATCTGTTTACGCTAGAACATGGTATGGGGTTGTTCCGGTAGTTCCTTCCGCACCTGCGGTTGGAACCGTTACTTTGGGTAGCGGCACACAAGCGCAATATTTAACCGCGTCTATACCGTTTACCGCAGGGTATAATGGTGGTAGTTCAATCACTAGCACAACAGCGGTGTCTATTCCGGGCGGTTTAACAGGTACTACTTCTGGCGCAGGCCCAATTTCTATTTCTGGGCTTTCCACTAATACGACCTATACATTTGCTGTATATTCTACAAACTCTGTAGGTAGCGGGCCTAATGGGTATTCTAATCCTGTTACAACAGCTACCGTGCCTGATGCGCCTACTATTGGCACTGCAACTTTAGTTGGTTCTAATGTAAGCGTTACTTTTACCGCGCCCGGAAATACCGGCGGCGCGCCTATAACTGGATACACAGTAAAAGCGTATGTAGGCGGCACTTATTCTGGAATATCCGCCAGCGGAGCGTCTTCGCCAATTACGGTTACAGGGCTGGCTGGCAGCACGGCATATACGTTTAAAGTGTACGCAACAACCGTCATTGGTAATGGAGCGGAATCCGCGGCATCTAATTCTGTTACTACGCCTACTATAGTTAACATTACTTATCTTGCCGTTGGTGGCGGTGGCGGTGGTGGTGGCAGTTATCAAGGCGGCGGCGGCGGCGCAGGCGGTCTGTTGACTGGAACTGTAACATTAACCCCGGGTGTTGTTTATAGTATTGCTGCTGGCGCTGCGGGCGCTTTAGGAGCAGGTGTAGCAGGTGGAAATGGTGGTAACAGTACTATTACAGGCAGTGGTTTAACAACAATTACTGCCTTAGGGGGCGGTGGCGGGGGATCTGGTCAAACAGGCGGTATTGCTCCGGCAGGAAACGGTGGTTCGGGCGGCGGTGCTGGTGCAACTAGTTCTGGATATTCAGGTGGTTTGGGTACTGCTGGACAGGGTAATAATGGTGGGTCAAGTACTGGTGGGGCTGCTTACTCTGAAGGCGGTGGCGGTGGTGCTGGCGCAGTTGGTCAAAACGGACAAACCCTCAAAGGCGGCGATGGCGGCGTAGGTTTGGTATCAACTATTATTACTACAAGTCAGGCGACTACAAACAACATTGGTCAAGTTTCTGGCGGTAGTGTGTACTTTGCTGGTGGTGGTGGTGGTCCTCAATACAACACCGCTAACATTGGATATGGTGGTCTTGGGGGTGGTGGTAACGCTGGTATTGGTTCAAGTTTTGCTCCGCAAAATGGTTTGCAATCAACAGGCGGCGGCGGTGGTGGATACGAAATTCGCGGTCCGGGAAACACAGGTTCCAATAGTAACGGCGGAGCAGGTGGTACAGGTGTTGTTATAATTTCCTCAACAAGTACTGCCGTACTTACGACTGGATCGCCGATTGTTTTAACTAACGGTGCAAATAATGTTTATGTTTGGGCCAACGGTTCAACAGGAACCATTAAATTCTGAGGGTAAAATGGCATTTTTTGCAAAGTTAGATGAAAAAAATGTTGTGTTGGGGGTTTTTGGTGTTAACGACCAAGAACTTAATAACCTTTCGTTTCCTGATAGCGAACCTCTGGGTGTTGCATTTTTAACTGAATGGTCTGGTGGATACACTCTTTGGAAACAAACTTCATTAGAGGCTTTGTTTCGAAAGAACTATGCTGGCATTGGATTTGAGTATGATTCTATTCTAGATGCTTTTATTGCTCCTAAGCCATTTTCATCTTGGTTGTTGAACACTAATACATGTCAATGGGAATCTCCAACTCCTCGCCCAAGTGATGGAAAAGCATATATTTGGGATGAGACTACACAATCTTGGGTAGAAATATCATGACTGATGTAACAATTACAGCGCTGCCATCTGCCACAACTATTGCCGCTGCGGACGCGTTTCCGGTTGTGCAAAGCGGTGTAACACGTCAAATTTCCGCTGCTACCATGATGGGAGCGGGGCTTTCTACGCAAATTCTTGTTGGCGGCGGCGCGGCTGCGCTTCCAGTATGGACTGTTGCAACCGGCACGGGAGCGCCCGTGCGGGCGTCAAACGCCACGCTTAACAGCCCAACGATCAACACTCCTACAATTGTTAGCCCCACATTTAGTGGTTCAACCGTGTTCGCCAATTTAGTAACATCAGGGCTGATTGCAACCAACGCCGCCTCCCCCACGATTGCAAGCGCCGCAACGATTGCGCCAACTGAATTAGTTACTATCATTACAGGCACTACGGTTATTTCAACCATTACGCCACCGGCGCCGATTGCGTCTGGTTCTGGGTTTATTATTTTAATTCCTACCGCAGCGTTTACTACAGTAAACACTGGCAATATAGCTATTGCGTCTACGGCTGTGGTAAGCAAAGCGCTTATTATGACTTATGATACAACGTCCGCAAAATGGTATCCGAGTTATTAAATGCACACACCAATCCTTGGTCAAAGCTATGTGGCGCGCAGTTTAAACGCTGCCGCTGACCGCATGATTAACCTTTACCCGGAGGCTATACCGGGCGAAGGACAGACCTCGGCGTATCTTAACCGTGCCCCCGGTCTTCGTAAACTTGCTAACATTGGAACAGGCCCGATCCGCGGGTTGTGGCAATATGGCGGCAAAGGTTATGTTGTATCAGGCGAAGAAGTTTATCAACTTGATACATCATGGAACGCCACACTTATTGGCGCCGTGTCTGGCACCGGTCCTGTGTCAATTGCCGACAACGGCATACAAATGTTTATAGCTTGCAATGGCCCAAGCTATATTTTTAATAATAAAACCAATGAGTTTGTTCAAATTACTGACCCAGATTTTACTGGCGCTGTTACGGTTATGTATTTGGATGGGTATTTCGTTTACAACGAGCCTAACTCACAAACAATCTGGGTAACAACGCTCCTTGATGGCACGTCGATTGACCCGTTGGCATTTGCCAGCGCTGAAGCCAATCCTGACAACGTAGTCACCATTATGGCTGACCACGGCGAATTGTGGGTGTTTGGTACCAACTCTATTGAAGTGTGGTATGACGCGGCTACCATCCCGTTTCCATTTGCCCGCATCCAAGGCGCGTATACCGAACTTGGTTGCGCAGCGCCCTATTCTGTTGCCAAAGCCGACAACACGATTTTTTGGCTTGGGTCTGACGCGCGTGGGCGCGGTATTGTGTTCCGTGCTGAAGGATACCGCGGTGTACGCGTATCAACTCACGCTATTGAATACGCCATTCAATCCTATGGCGACATTTCTAACGCTGTGGGCTATACATATCAACAAGACGGACATTCATTCTATGTGTTGATATTTCCGTCTGCAAGTAAAACATGGGTTTACGACGCCGCCACGCAATTGTGGCATGAGCGCGCCGCGTGGGATCAGTTTCACGGTGTGTTTTACCGTCACCGGTCTAACTGCCAAATGAGTTTCAACAATGAAATTGTTGTTGGCGATTACGAAAACGGTAATGTTTATGCATTTGATTTAAATGTGTACGACGATAATGGAGCGCTTCAAAAATGGCTGCGCTCTTGGCGAGCGCTCCCCCCAAACTCAAATAATCTTAAACGCACTGCGCACCATACGCTTCAGTTAATCACCGAATCGGGTGTTGGACTGCAACAATATCCCGAAGACGCTGGCGGCGCGTATATTCTTACGCAAGATGGCAAACGCATTATTATTACCGGCGGGTCGCCTAACCCAATCGTCACCACGGCGCATTTGTCTGGCGCGGGTTACAATCCTGAAGTTATGTTGCGTTGGTCGGATGACGGCGGCCACACTTGGTCAAACGAGCATTGGCGCACAATGGGCAAGTACGGCGAAACATGGTACCGCACCATTTGGCGCCGGTTGGGAATGGCGGTTAAATTGCGCGACCGCGTATATGAAATATCGGGCACCGATCCTGTTAAAATCGCTATCATGGGCGCCGAACTTGTGATGAGCCCAACCGATGCCTAATTTAACAAACATTACGCCACCTCGCGTAGCATTGGTTGACCCAGAAACCGGCACTATTTCGCGTGAATGGTATCGGTTTTTTGTTAATATGTTTACAATTACAGGCGGCGGATCAACGCAACCCACACTTAGTGTCACGGCGACCGCGCCGCTTGAAACAACTGGGGGCGCTAACCCCAACATTAGTATTGTTGGTAGCCCGTTAGCCCGCGCAAACGACACAAATGTCACACTGACTCTTAGCGGCGCCCCCAACAAAGCGCTTCTTGACGCGGTAACGATGACGCTTGGTTGGCAGGGCGTACTAGACATCGCCCGCGGCGGTACTGGGCCTTGGGCGCCTTCGGGCGCGGTTTTGGTGTCTAACTCCCCGCCCGCATGGTCTAATAACCCTGTGCCGTTCGGGTATTTGACCGGTGCGGGCGGCTCGGTTACGCAAATTACTTCGCGTACGACCGGTGTTACATGTAACACCCCAACTGGGCAAATTACGCTGTTTAGCGCCGCTGGATCTGCTACGCCTGCCAGTTTTACGGTTACAAACAGCAATGTATCATCGACTGATACAGTTATATTGTGTATACAATCTGGTGCAACCAACAATTATTCGTTCAACGTGTCGGCAGTTGCCAACGGCAGTTTTCGAGTGACGTTCTGGGCTCAAACCGGTACGGCGACGGATGCGCCGATTCTAAACTATGCGATCATCAAAGGTGCGTCAGCTTAATTGTTGCAAACGCAACTTTTGTAATATATGGTGTTTCAAAATTTACGAGGCGCGTCTATGACAATCAATGTTTCCCCCGATCCACGGCTCCAGTTTTTCGGAAACGATGGCAAGCCTCTTGTTGGCGGCAAACTGTACACATACGCCGCTGGCACAACCACGTTGCTTGCAACTTATATTGATTGGTATGGTGTAACGCCAAACACCAATCCGATCATCCTTGATTCGCGCGGCGAAGCCTCGGTATGGCTGGGCACAGCGCGGTATAAGTTTGTTCTTAAAGACGCAAACGACGTTGAAGTTTATACGCAAAACAACCTTATCATGTCGCCGGGCGCAGACGGTGCAGGGGCGTATGGAACTTGGCCCATCGATATTTCAGGCAACGCCGCAACGGCTACTGTTGCGACGACTGTTGCTTCCGGCGCGGCGGTAACTAGTATAACAGGTGCAGGGCTTTACGGGTTTACACTTACCGGCGGCCCTATCACATCAACCGGCACGTTTACTGTAACGCCGCCTGCACCCGGCGCAACTGGTAATCATATGGTTAGCGACGGTACTAATTGGGTTTCGTCGGCTTTTAGCGGCGGGGGCGCGCCGTCAGTTGCTATATTTACGTCTACTGGAAATTGGACTGTTCCTGCAGGTGTAACAAAATGCAAAGTTACAGTGATAGCCGGTGGCGGGGGCGGCAACGCCAACGCTACTTGGGCTGGTGGCGGCGGAAGCGGCGGCGGTACATCTATAAAATGGATTTCCGGTCTTACTCCTAGCGCTGTTATCACTTGCACTGTTGGTACTGGTGGCGCAGCCGCCGCCAACGGTAATTCTTCCTCTTTTGGCACTTATTGTTCTGCTACAGGGGGTAGCGCAGGAAGTAGCAGCCCTGTAGCGGGCGTAAATGGCGGTGTTGGTTCTGGCGGCGATCTTAATATTCAAGGTGGAAGCGGCGGATACAGTTCTACAGTAACGGGTATTGGTAATGGAAGTGGCCCCGGAGGAGGAACTTTTATAGCCCCTTATGTTTATGCTCTTGGACCTAATTCATCTTCGGGGGTAGCTGGAGGTTTATACGGGGGAGGGGGTGGCGGCACTACCACAGGAAGCGGTGGCGCTGGGGCAAACGGCGTTATTATTATAGAATATTAAGGTGAGCAAATGCAAAACGCGCTTATATCCCCTACAGAATTAATTTATAATTACGCTACACCTCCCGTTGTTATTGGGTCACGCATAGCGCAAATTTCGGCGGATCGTTTTCCTGTAGCGAAACCCCTTTTTTGGGTTGTTTGTGATGACGCAGTAACACCCGAACAATACTATTATGACGGCACAAATTGCGTTTTAAAACCAACGCCTCCACCGCAAGAATACGCGCTAATCTCGCCCAACGACAAAATTTACGACAATAGCTATACGCCGCCCTTAACGCTTGGGTTTCGCATTGTCGCCGTGTCCACAGTGCAGGCCACACAACCCGCGCCGTTATATTGGGTTGCGTGCCCCAATTACGTTACGCCTAACGGGTATTATTATACCGGTTCTGGGTTCGCCACATTGCCTGCGGGTGCTTGATGAAGCATTTTCTTAAAATAGCCGACGGGATCGACGTTACGCCGATCCTGCACGCGCTTGCGGTTAACCCTGATCTGTGGAACGAGAACACGCTGCGCACGCAGCACCCCGGCACGGCTCATGCCGAGGTCAGCGACATCTGGCTGATGTTTAATGAATTGTCGAACAATGTGGTCGATGACCGGTTGGTTGTGCCTTACCGCGGTTGGGATGTGCTAAAACCATTGCGGTCGCTTATTCTCGATCTGATGCGTCGGGTTGACGGCGTGCAGTTGGGGCGGTGCATTGTTACCAAACTGCCGGTTGGGAAAGAAATCCTGCCACATGTGGACGGCGGCGCGCCTGCAACCTATTACACACGCTACCAGATCGCGCTACAAAGCCTGCCGGGCGCTCGATTTTATATTGAAAACGAAATAGTTAATTTTTGTTCTGGCGAAATTTGGCTTATAAATAATAATGCCGAACACGGCGTCATTAACGATAGCGATGACGACCGGATCGTGTGCATTGTGGATATTCGGAGCGCTTAGTGACAATTACCGTTCAAGCCGAGCCATATAAAGACTTTATTAAAGAAGCCAAGGCGCTGTACCCGCTGCATTGGGAAGAATTGGCGCTCAATAAAGACAAGGTAAAACTTGAACCAAATTACGACATTTACGACGAGTTGGCGGCAAAAAAGCAGCTTCTTGTCGTCACCATGCGCCGCGAAGATGAATTGGTCGGCTATTTCATAGGAATAGTTGCCCCTGAACTCCATTATAAGTCTTGCATTGCGCTGACAATGGACATATTCTGGACACACCCTAGCATCCGTGATGGGGGCGCAGGCATACGACTTTTCCGCGCTGTGGAAAACGAAGCCAAGCGACGCGGTGTCCAACGTATCTACCACGGTTCGAAACTTCACAAAGATTCGTCCCGTTTGTTTGAGTACTTTGGCATGACGCCCATCGAAGTGTATTACTCCAAATGGATAGGGGATTGACGTTATGGTTGCAGTAGCCGCAGGTGTAAGCGCCGTAGGTAGTATTGTTGGCGGAGCGATGCAAGCAGACGCCGCCAGCAGCGCTGCGGACGCGCAAGCCGCAGCAGCAGCACAATCCACCGCGCTTCAAAAACAAATGTTCGACAAACAAGTCGAACTGCAAGCGCCATTTCGCACTGGCGGTTTGACCGCACAAAATCGCCTTTTGACGCTTTTGGGTCTTAACCCCAACACTACCTTAACCGGCACCAACGCCGACGGCACTGCGGCTACATTACCGGCGGGGCTTAATGTTGACACGTCGTCGCCTGATTTTGGCAAATATGCTAAAGATTTTAGTATGTCGGATTTTCAAGCCGACCCCGGTTATGCGTTCCGACTTGACCAAGGCAACAAAGCGCTTAACGCGGCTGCTGCTGCGCGTGGCGGCATGATCTCCGGTAATGCTTTGACCGCTGCGCAGAACTACGGTCAGCAAATGGGTTCGCAAGAATACCAAAACGCTTTTAATCGTTACCAAACTAATAGGTCTAATCAATTGCAGCCTTTGCAATCTTTGATGGGAGTTGGTCAAACATCCACAAATGCTTTGACCAATGCCGCGGGCGCCTATGGCACTGCTGCCGGTAATAACGCACTTGCTGCCGGTAACGCGCAAGCCGCCGGTATGATCGGCGGAGCCAACGCTTGGAGCGGCGCGTTTAATAACGCAGGTAAAGCGTTTAATACCGGCATTTACTCCGGTGCGTTTGGTGGTAACGGCGGTTTTAGCGGCACCGGTACAATGGCTGATTTGCAAAACACAAATACGTTTAGCAGCGGCGGGTATAATCCGTCATTGTTTAGCTAATTAAGAGGCGATCATGGCTGAATTAGATACAAGTATCCCTCTTGGCATTAAAGTGCCCGAATACGATCCTATGGGCGATGCGTATAAACTTGCGCAAATGCGCAATGCGCAACAATCTTATCAGGCAAACAATTTAGCGTTGCAGGAAAAACAACGCTCGTTGGGCGAACAAGAAGGTTTGCGTAATTTGCTGGCATCGGGCGTTGACCCGTTGTCGCCAGAAGGTCAAAAACAAGCGTTTATGATCGCGCCTAACCTTGGGCCTACGTTTGTTAAGACCGCGCTTGACGCGCAAAAAGCGCAACGCGATTCGCAAGCGGCGGCGACTGATCTTGCTGTAAAAAACCTTGGCTATGCTCGGTCGTTAATGCCCGGCATTAGCAATCAAGATCAGCTAGATAAATTTCTTGGTTATATAAACCAGAATGTTCCAAACGTAGCGGCTAACATCCCAACTAGTTTTGACGAATTTTCTTCAAAACGCGACGATCTTATGAAGACCGCCGATCAAGCGTTGCAGCGCCATTTCTACGAAACAGAACAAGCTGGGCCTAACGGGCCTATCAAGTCTATGCAAAGCACCAATATGTATGGCGCGCCTCAAGGCACGGCAACGGTTGGGTCTGTGCAGTCGCCCGTCAAGATGGATATTAACACGGACGCTACCGGCGCTGTGTCGGCGATCAATCCTTATAACGCTACCGCTAAACCTGTCATGGTCAATCCAACCGGCGCCGCTCCGCTGTCGCAAGTGTTTGACCCTGTTGCGTATGACCGCGCTGTGCGCGGCGCAGAAGGTACAGGCAAAAACCCAAACTCTAGCGCAAATGGGCTGTATCAATTTACCGACGGCACTTTTGTGGATATGTTTAAAAAGACATTTCCTGAAGGCAAAGGAATGTCTAACAGTCAAATCTTGGCTATGCGCGGTTCTACACTTCCTAACGGTCAAAAAGTTGAGGAGGTTTTAGGGCCTGCGTTTACCGCACAAAACGCTCAATACTTGCAATCAAAAAGTTTGCCTGTAAATGGCGCTACCGTGTATCTTGCGCACTTCCTTGGCCCGCAGGGCGCTGAAAAACTGCTTAAAGCAGACCCTAACACGCCGGTATCGCAAGTTGTCAATCAAGATGCGATTGATGCCAACAAAAGCATTTTGCAAGGCAAAACTGTTGGGCAAGTTCAGCAATGGGCTGCTAACCTTATTGACAAAAAAGGCGGCACGATTGGCACCGCGTCTGGTGCGTTGCCTGCGTTCTCACAACCGCAGGCTGGGCCTACGTTTGCACAGCCCGGCGCAACCGGCGGACCTGTTACCGGCGGCGGCGCTGTTACCGCTGGCGGCTACGTTCCGCCGCAGGTCGGCATGAACGCATTGGCACCTCAGCAAACCGCGCAGAACGCGCTGTTGCAGCAGAACCAACCCACTGCGACAACACTTACGCCGTATCAAATGCAAATCAATAAAGCACCTGCACAGCCTGTTGCGCCGGTTGAAGCCGCGCCGCAGCAGTTGGGCGCGGGGTCTAAAGCACAACAGTTGCAAACTGAGCAAGAAATTAAGCGTCAAGACATTGCACCTACTGCGGCGGCTACTACGCAAGCCGCGCGCGAGACCGCGTTTCCTGCGGCTAACGCTTCTGTTAACAACATTACGCAAAACGCTAGCGAACTGTTGCGCGATCTGGAAGCGCTTAAAAATCATCCCGGTCTTAGCAACATTACGGGGCTTATTAACGCAACCAATACGCCAAACATCAGTCCTGACGCGCGTAACGCCGCCGCACTTCTTGATCGTATTAAATCGCAAGGTACTCTTAGCACGCTTAATGCTCTGCGTGCGGAGTCTGAAGGTACCGGCGCGGCTGGATTGCGTATTACTAACAAAGACGTTGGTTTGTTGGAACAGGCGTTTGGTACGCTCAATCCAAGCCAGAGCACGCCTGAAATGAAGAAAAGCATCCAAAACGCCATTGATAAAATTAAAAATATCACTGGCAACGTCACGCAAGAATTTAACGACAAATATTCATACCGCGGCGCTAAAGCGCCTGAAGTTGGTACAAAGCCGAACGTGATTGATTTTGGGAGTCTGAAATAATGGACGTACGGCTTCCCGATGGCACAATTATCCAAAACGTCCCCGATGGCACAACAAAAGCTGAATTAACAGCTAAGTTGAAAGCCAACGGGCACGACGTGTCGCAGTTGGAATCGCCGCAAGAAGGTATGCCAACACGGGCGTCTAACTACATTTCAGAAACTCTACAAAACGTACCTTCGGACGTGTCCAATATTGTTGGTGGGCTGACGCACGCAGTAACCAATCCATCTGAAGTTGCGTCGGGGCTGTACAATCTTGGCAAAGGTATAAGCGCCCAAATGGCGTTGTCTATGGTCAAGCCAGAAGACATTAAAAATCCGCAAGCCTATGCTGAAGCGCAAGCCGCTGCTAAACCTGCACAAGCTATGGGGCAACAAATTTATCAAGCGGTATCAAACCCCGCCGAAACATTTAAAAACGCGCCAATTAGCACGTTGATGAATGTGGCGCCTATGTTGCGCGGTGCGGGCGCAGTAGCCGAAGCGGGCAATCTTGCTCGTACAGCAGATGTGCTTGGAACCGCTGGTACTGTGATTGACCCTATGACTGGTGCTGCTAAAGTTGCCAGCGCTGTGCCTAACGCGCTTGCGTCCACATATGGCTACGCCCGCGATTTGCTCAATCCTAAAAGCGTAGCATATCTTCAATCGTTGGAAGGTCGTGGGCAAGACGTTGTTAACGCGCTTCGCAACGCGCAACAAATTGTACCGGGCAGCGCACCCACGTCGGCGCAAGCAGCGTCAGATGTTAGCGGCACGCTTTACCCAGCGCTTGAACAACGTATTGCTGCCAACAACCCAACGGCGTTTGCTGCGCGTCAGGCCGAGCAAGAGGCGGCGCGTCGTGCTGCGGTTGGTGAAGTGGCGCAAACACCAGAAGCCTTGCAAACAGCGAAGGAAGCCCGCACGGCTGAAACACAACCTTTATATGAACAGGCCAAGGCTGATACGCGCATGGCTGCTGGGCGTCGTGATTTGAACGGCGTGTTGCAAGACATTATTAAATCCAACAAAGCTAACCCGCCGTTGGTTAGCATGATGGAAGATATACAAAACAACGTCAGCACTAACGTCAAACAAGTGCGCGACGTGTCGTCGGCGCTAGATCATGTTGAGGGGCTTTTAAACAGCACAAATGATCCGTTTGTCAAAAGCCAGCTTTTAAAAGTCAAAGACAAAATGTTGACCATGATTCCCGGCATGAAAGCTGCGGATGAAGCATTTGCTACCGCAAGCAAACCTGTCAACACAATGCAGGTTGGGCAGGAACTTGCCGGTAAATTAACGCCGTTTGAAGGTGCGGCGGAACAAGGCCCATCGTTCCAACGCGCTATGGCGAATCCAGCCGACACGTTTGAAGCCGCCACCGGTCGCAAATTGATCGGTAGTTTGTCAGACGCTATTGGGCCTGAAGCTACATCTAAACTTGAAGCGGTGCAGCAAGACATTGCGCGCAACGCCAAGACACAACAGATGGCGCAACAAGGCGCGAAAGCGGGCGACATTCTTGGCGCTGCCGAAGAAATACCGCACATCAACGTAATGAGCCGAATCGGTACTGTTGCCAATAAAATCTTGTCCGCTGTGCAAGGTCGTATTAGCGCAAACACCGCTCGTGAAATGGCGGCTGAATTTCTTAAGCCCGAATTGGGCGCAAACGCAATTGAAAAAGCGCTTCAATATGAACAAGCGCGTAACGCGGCGCAAGCCGCTGTTATCAATCGCACAAATCAATTAGGCGCCGTCATGCGTCCGTCGCTTTACGCTTCTAATGTTCTTTCACCTATTCTTAATCGTAACGCGCTGGCGGGGCAGTGATGGATATGCAACTTTTAATTAACATCGCCGCTGGCGCTTTTATTTCTGGTTTTGTATGGATTGGAAAAGAAATATGGAGCGCCGTGCGGTCGTTGCGCGAAGATTTGCATCGCATTGAAGTGGCGTTGCCAGATCAGTATGTAAAACGTGCTGATCTTGACAAGCGCCTCGATCACGTCGAAGAAATGATCCAACGCATTTACGATAAGTTGGAAAATAAGGCGGACAAATAATGAAACTTGGCATTTTTGGTACCTTTATTCAAAATGTCGCGCCGACTATTGCTACAGCTTTGGGTGGCCCTGTTGCTGGTATGGCAGTCAAAGCCCTATCTACCGCCCTTCTGGGACACGGAGATGGGTCTGAGGATGATATTACCTCTGCCCTATCAACCGCGACACCAGACCAAATTGCCGCCATTAAACGTGCGGATAATGATTTTAAAGTCCAGATGAAGTCGCTGGATATTGACCTAGTAAGAATAGCGGAACAAGATCGTGAATCAGCTCGCAATATGCAAATCGCCAACAAATCTGTGTTGGTACCCGGCCTCGCCACGATTATCATTTCTGCTTTTGTGGTGGTGACAATCGGCACTTTGCTTGGATACGCCAAAATTGAATCGGCGCTTGCAGGCACGTTGATCGGCTATCTATCCGCCAAGGCAGAACTTGTGCTATCTTTATATTTTGGCTCATCTGCTGAAAGCGAAAGCAAAAACGAAATGCTTTACCACTCAACGCCGGATCGTAGGTAAATGAAAGACAATTTTGAAAAATGTTTGGCGCTTGTTCTTAAGAGCGAAGGTGGGTTTGTCAACAACCCACGCGATCCCGGCGGCATGACGAACCTTGGCGTCACCAAAGTCACATACGAACGCTGGATGAACGAGCCGGTAACAGAAGAACAAATGCGCGCGTTGACGCCGAACGATGTTGAACAACTGTACCGTGAATGGTACTGGGATGGTGTACGCGGCGATGATTTGCCCGCAGGCGTTGACTATTGCACGTTTGACTTGGCGGTCAATTCAGGCATTGGCACCGCGGTTCGTTTGCTTCAAGACGCGTCAAACACCGTGCCAGACGGCAAACTTGGCCCTGTGTCGATGGTAGCGATACAAGAGATGGACGCTCACGCCATCGTTAGCGAATTGCAAGCATCACGTTTGGCATATCTTAAAAAAATCTCGACTTGGCCTGTGTTTGGCAAAGGTTGGACAAACCGCGTCAACGACGTCACGGCTGCGGCTCTGGAGATGGCATAACCTTTGCCAGTAATTCCTCGCGCTCCCGCGTCATGCGCAGGATGCTGTAACGCTGGTGCATACGTTCCAGCACTGAAACGCGTTTATATGTGCTCAGTTCTTCTGTAATCATGCAAAGCAACTGATCCTCAGTAAAACTGCTCAGTTTTTTGTTAAACACACGCCAGCTTAAT